ACTATGAATACAGGTACAAATGCTACCGCAACATTGGGTGCAGCAGATGCTGACGAATTTGTTGCAGCATTTGATATTGATGGCGCTGCCGATGCAGCATATGCACCATCAGCTACACCTGCAGCAGACGTTACTCTTGCGACAGCAGACACACTAGACCTGACATTTGCAGGTGATGGTGCTACTTTCTCAGCAGGTAAAATTCGTGTTTACGCTTGGATGGTAGATGTTAGTGATCAAGGCGACTACTCTGCTAACGAAGTAGATCGTGACGCACTTGCGTAACTAAAATAATGGGTAGGCTGCTTAACTGTGGCCTACCTATACATTTAACTTGAAAGCACCCTAATGGCATATACCTATTTAGATTTAACCAATGAAGTTATTGCTCGTTTTAACGAAGTTGCTTTAACGTCTGCAGGTTTTACTTCGGCTAGAGGTTTTCAAGTTCAATGTAAAAATGCTGTAAATGATGCTATAGATTATATTAATACCAGTGAATATGCATGGCCTTTTAATCACAGCACAGAGACAGACGTTTTAGTTGTTGGTACTACTCGCTACGATATACCCGTTACTGCAAAACATGTTGATTACGAAACTTTTCGTTTAGTAAAAGATGATACACTAGGTTGTGCTGGTGGTTCTCTTATTAGTACAGACTATAAAGAATATGTAGATAAACATATAACACAAGAAGATCAAAGTGACGTAGGTAGTATTCCTCGTTATGTATTTAGAACACCCGATAATAAGTACGGACTTTACCCATATCCTGACAAAGCATATTCATTACGTTTTGAGTATTATACATACACAACTGCGTTATCTGCCGCTACAGATGTACCTGCTATTCCAGAACAGTATAGGGCTACTATTATAGACGGGGCTACTGCTTACGGTTATCAGTATCGTGGAGAAACAGGACAGTATCAATTAAACTTTCAACGGTTTGAAGCTGGCATAAAACACATGAGAAGTTTATTAGCTAATAGAACTGAGTATATTCGTTCTACTGTACTACATAGATCACAACAATCTTCTAGTAGATTTGTATAAGGTATAAGTATGGCAGATCAATCTGGTCTTAATCCTTTTGTATTTCCATTACAAGGTGGTTTAGTTCTTGACCGTTCTACGTTTGCTATGGAACCAGGGATGGCATTAGAGTTAGAAAACTTTGAGCCTGATACTGGAGGTGGCTATAGACGTATTAATGGTTTTGAAAAATGGAATACCAATGTAGTTCCACAGACAGCTAGTGCTACAGAGCCTGTTTTAATGTCTGCGTATTTTGCAGGAAATAGTAAAGTAATTGCTGCTAGAGGTGAAAAAGTATTTGAGGCTGCTAGTGGCAGTGGATCTTGGACACAAATAGATACGGGTAGAAGTAATGCTATACGCTACTCTTTTGACAGATATAACTTAGCTGGTACAGAGCTTATTGTGTGGGCTGATGGCGCTAATAATGCTACTAAGTATGATGGTACAACTGTAACGGATCTTAGTGCTACAGGTGCACCAGCTAATCCTAAGTTTGTAAAACATTTTAAAAATGCTTTGTTCTTTGCTGGCATGTCAGCTTCACCAGAAGAAGTTGTATTTACTGCACCATATACAGATAATGACTTTAGTGCAGCTAATGGTGCAGGTTCAATACGAGTAGACAGTAAGATTACTGCACTGTTCCCATTTCGTGATGCGCTTTATATCTTTGCAGAAGAACGTATATATAAACTTGTAGGTAATACTATTGCAGACTTTGTGATGCAACCTGTAACAAGAGACATTGGTTGCCTTAACGGTTTTACTGTGCAAGAAGTTGCTGGTGAAATAATCTTCTTAGGTAGAGATGGTTTAAGAACTGTTGCTGGTACAGCTAAGATTAATGACGTTGAGCTTGGTACAATTAGTAGACCTATTCAAGAGTTGTTTGAAGGTGAAACTGACGTTGATGATTTTAATAGTTTAGTTATACCAGATAAAACTCAATATCGTATTTTCTTTTCTAAACCTAATAG